GCCGAGGAAGACGCGGCCCTGAAAACTGGCGTAGGTGCTCATGATTTGGATTCCTTGCGTTGGGTGGTTTTGGGTTCGATGGGGGTGCTGTCGCCTTCCGGCTGCGGCACAGGTGTGGGCTGACGGTCGTGGCGGGCGATGCCATTGGCGATGAGCCAGTCGGCAGTGCCGCCATCCACATCGAGCCGTTCGCCCGCCTTGTGGGCTTGGCCCGCGTGGGTGTGCGGGCGGATCAAAACGAGTGATGTCATGGGAGTCATCCGTTGGTTGAAAGATCGGTGTCGAGCGTCCGATAGGTGATCGCGTAACGCGCCGGGATCGAGGCGGCGACCGCATCGGCGTCCTCCACGTCCCATTCGCAGTCCAGCTCGCGGATGCCGAGACACAAGCCACCGAGGTTCCGGTCGGCCAGCAGCGCGGCGTGGGCGGCGGTGAGCAGCCGGTCGGCTTCGGTCTCTGGAATGGCGGGCGGCACCGCCCGGGCCAGCGCGACAAGGCGCACGGTCAGTTCGCGCGTGACACGGTCGTTGGCGCGCTCGGTGATCTGCTCGGATTCAGGGAACACCACCAGTGCCGGACATTGCTCCCGGCTGATGGCCATCGTGGGCGAGCGGTGCAGCGTGGCCCCGAGCGCTTCCACCGGCGTGCGGACAACGCCCTGCACCGCGAGCAGAATCTGTTCGCGGATCGAGTTGGCGGCCATCGGTCAAAGCCTCGTGAGCTTGGCGCGCATCTCCGAGCCGTCGGCCACGGCCCGGATATCGCGCACCTGATAGACCACGCCGTCGATCTCGACCACCTCGCGCGCGGCCAGACCCACAAACACCGACGACGGATAGGTGATCGCGTGGTCGGTGTTCAGGGCCAGTCCGTCGAACACGGTGTCATCCGGCGCGGAGAAGTCCACCGGATGCTGCTGGGCAGGTGAGCCGCCCGAAGGTTGCCAGTGGCAGTCCTTGAGCAGCCCCGCGTTCATCGCGGCCTCATAGACCTGTTCGACGAGGCCCATCACGCAATCACCAGCTTGACCAGCAACTGCGGGCGGTGACACAGCGGCAGCGGGTTGGCCTGCGTGTGCAGATCGGTGCCCCGGTCGAACTTGCGCGGCTCCTGCTTGGCGTACAGCGGAAGCGCCACCGTGTTGGCCGTCTCGTTGAAGTCGGCGGGCGCGTAGTAGGTGGCGAAGGTGTCCATCGTGCCCAGCGGGAAGGCATGGCCCTCGTCCTCCTCGACGAAGCGACGCACCGATTTGTCCGGCGCGGTCGCGCGGCCGCGATGCTCCTCGAAGGTGATGCCGCAGAAACTGAAGCCCGCGCGCATATCGCTGCGCAGCGCCTGGCCGTCCTGCCAGCGCTCATAGGCCGCGATGACATCGTCGTGCGTCGTGAGCGCCTCGAAGAAGTCCTTGCCGACCAGCACATGGATGCCGGTCATCCGTTCGCCCTGCAGGTTGTCCTCGACATAGCGCAGCAGTTCGCGGCAGGCCTTGCCGACGTCGAAACCGCTGTCGTGCGCGGCGATGTCCCAGTCGAAGGACTTGGCCGTGATGCCGAACTCGCTGTAGAGGTCGTAGATCACGCTGCCGTCGGCGTCCAGGATCAGCCCCTTGAGCGCGCCGAAGCGCAGGTGCTCCAGGGTGATCGCGTGCTTGTTGCGCATCGTCTGTAGGTGCTGCGCCATCACGCCCGCCACGGTCTGCAGTTCCGTCTCCGAGCCGAAGGCACGGATGCCTTGCACTTCCTCGGGCAGCACGACGTCGTCGTGCGGGATGTGCGGAATGTGGAACGAGCGCACGTTGCGCTGGCCGCGCACGCCGACGGTGCCGGGTGACCCCACGGGCATCGTTGGCAGCAGGGTCAGTACGCCGTTCTGCTGCTCGACGATGATCGAGCGAAAGCGCTGCGGGCGGTCGACGAACAGACCCATCTGGGCCAGCCGGTCGTAGTTGTTGGGCAGGATGTTGATAGCGGCGGTCAGCGCCGACATCGAAAACGCCGGGTTCTCGAAGATGTTCTGCATGGTCAGACTCCTTGGCGGACGAGGACGCCCAGCGCCTTGAGCTGGGCAATGGCCGCCAGTTGCTCGGCGGAGGTGATGGCCTCGGGCCACGCCAGCGCGTGGTCGGAAACGATGGCGTGGCGGGCGACGACGAGGCCGTCGCTGCGGTCGGCGGTGCTGGCGTCGCAGGGCTGGAGCAGCACGCCTGCGGCGACCTGCGTGCCGTCTTCGGCGGACGGGTCGAACTGCTTGACCTTGCCCGTGGCGGTGACCACGCCGACGACGGTGCCGAGCACGAGGTTCTGGCCGGAGGCGACGGTGACGCGGTCACGCGAGTAGAGGCTGGGCGCTTCGAACTTGAGCAGGTCGCCCAGATTCATGGCCTCGGTGAAGACGGTGGGCATTTCAGATCTCCTTTTTCATGGCGGACGACTGCGCCGCGAGGTTGCGGGCAGCATCGATCAGCGGATTGGCGGGTGCGGTGCGCGCCGCGTCAGGCGCGATGCGGCTGACGATTTCGGGGCTGGCGTCGGCCTTGGCTGCGAGCAGCTGGCTGCGCACCGTGGCGGGCGCGGTGTTGGTTTCGAGGAAGCCCGCGATCAGGTCGGCGCGACCGGCAAGCGTGCAGGTCTGCGCGATCTCGATGGCGTCGCTCACGTTCAGCGTGGCGGCGGCGGGCGGTTGAGGAGGACTGCCAGCAGGATCAGCAGGAGGCCGATCAAGAGCAGCGGGGTCGGATCGTTCATTCATGGAAGACTCCATCGGGTGGTTGCACAAAGGGCCCGCCCGCGTGGCCGCAGCCACCGGAGTCGGGTTGGGGGAAAGAGATGCGAGCAGCTGCGCCAGCGCGTCGTCGAAGGTGCCGACCGCGTCGGCCAGCCCCATCGCCACGGCGGCCTGTCCGAAGAACAGCCCGGCTTCGGTGTCGCGCACGGCGGACGGCTCCAGCCCACGGTGGCGGGCCACCGTCTCCACGAACAGGCCATAGATGCGATTGACCTCGGCCTTGAGGAAGGTGTGGGCTTCGCTGGAAATCGGTTCGTGCGGGTTGAGATCGTTCTTGCGGTCGCCCGCGAACACGGCGGTGTAGTGAACGCCGTCCTGCGCGTCCTTCTTGGACTGATCGACGTGCATCGCAATGACGCCGATGGAGCCGACCCCGCCGGTGCGCGAGACGAACACGCGGTTCGCGGCGGACGCCAGCGCGTAGGCGGCCGAGAAAGCCATGTCGTTGGCGACGGCCCAGACCGGCTTGATCTGGCTGGCGGCGCGGATGCGGTCGGCCAGATCGAACACGCCGCCGGATTCACCACCGGGCGAATCAATGTCCAGCAGGATGGCCGCCACCGCCGGATTGCCGATGGCCGCGTCCAGTTGCGCCGCGAGGCCCGCGTAGCTGGTCAGCCCCGACTCGGCTTCTAGCCCCACGGTGCGACGCACCAGCGTGCCGTGGATCGGCAGAATCGCCACACCGGGAGGTGATCCGGGCGTGGTGCGTGTCGACGGCGTAACGCCGGGGGCGGCCGCCAGATCGGCAAGGCCCACGCGGGGGCCGAGCACGGCCAGGATCACGTCGAGTTTCGGGCGATGGATTGCCAACGGCACGCCAAACAGGCGCGCCGCCAGATGCGGCAGCAAGGTCATGGGGAATCCTTCAGGTTGTTCGAATGCGGCGCGCTATCGGCCAGCAGCGCGTCTTCCACTGCGTCGCGCGACGATCCTTCGCGGGACGTGTAGCGCGGGTCGGAATCGAAGATCAGGCCGAGGTCGTCGGCCCGATGGTTGTCAGCGGCGATTCCCTGATCCACGTCCTCGGCGTCGTAGCCAAAGGCCGAGATGGCTTCCGAGCGCGACATCAGGCCCGCGCGGATGGCCAGCAACATCGCTTTGAACTCCTTCTCCGGATCGACCCACTGCCAGCCCTGCGGCACCCACTTGGCGGCGAGGTACTGGCGGCGTCGTGCCGCGCCCCCGCGCGCGAAGCCGGGTGCATCGAGCGCACCCGCGAGCACGGCTTGCTTCATCCACGCCGCCCACACCGGGCGGCACAGCTGATGCACCAGCACGCCGTGTTGCACCATTTCGCAGCGGCGGCGGAACTCCAGCATCCCGGCGCGGATGGACGAGTAATTCACGCCCGTCAGGTCGCCGGTCAGTTGTTCGTAGGTGATGCCGATGGCAGCGGCCACGGCGCGGAACTGGGTGCGCAGGAATTCGGAGTACGAACCGCCAACGTCGGCAGGATCGGAGAACTTGATGTCCTCGCCGGGCTCCAGAATCTGCAGCGTTCCCGGCTCCAGCCCTGCGAGCGAAATACCGTCGGCGTCCGATGCGCCTTCGCCCATCAGGTTGTCTTCGGGGTTCTGGCGCGTGACGAAGCCCGCGAACATCGCGGCGGTCTTCTTGCGCACCAGCTCGGCGTCGTCGTACTGATCCAGTTCGTTCAACTTGACCAGCGCGCGCGACAGCCACGGCTCGCCGCGAATCTGGCCGGGGCGCAGCACGCGGTAGAGATGAATGACCTCGCGTGCGTCCACGCGCACCGTGTCCATGCCGCCTTGGCCCGACATCGGCGCGAGGCCACCGTCCTCGGGATGCGAGCGGTACAGGTGGTAGGCCACGCGCCGCCCCATCGCGTCGAACTCGATGCCCGAGCGCACCACGTTGCCGGACGGCAAGTCGGTGTTGAGGTGCATCGGCAGGTGCTCGGGCTCCAGCAGTTGCAACTGCAGGGGCACGGCCAGTCCGTCTTCCGGGCGGCGCGGGCGCAGCCGGATCAGGCATTCGCCGCCTTCGAGCATCGCCCGGCAGGCCAGTGCCTGCAGGCCGTAGAAATCGGTCTGGCCTGCGGCGTCGGCTTCCTCGACCCAGTCGCGCCACAGTGCCTGCACCTCGGCCTTGAACTGCTCATCGCCAGACAGGCTCTGCGGCTTGATGCCGGTGCCGACCGCGTTGGCGACAAAGGCCTCGATGCCCGCCTGTGCCCAGGCATTGCGGCGCACGAGGTCGCGGCTCTTGATGCGCAGTTCTGTGCTGGTGGCC